ATGGCCCTAATCACCGGCAACCAGCTTAGAGCGGCACGAGCACTGGCCGATGTTGAGCAGAAGTGGCTCGCCGAGGCGTCCGGCGTCAGCATCAATACGATTCGGAATATGGAGGCGCGCGGGGCTGACCCCATCACATCCGGCGCCGTCACGGTGTGGAAGGTTCAGACCGCGCTGGAGTCCGCTGGAATAGAATTCACCAACGGTGGCCAGCCCGGCGTCAGGCTCCGGGCAAAATAAAAAGCCCCGCCGAAGCGGGGGCCTTATTCGTCAAGCCTTCGGCCAGATCGCCAGATCATGGCGGAGGATATCTGTTGCTGTCGTTCCGTCTTCGGCACGACACTCCGCATGGCTGCGGCCGACCAGCCTAGTGATTTCCCAGTCAAGGATTTGATTGGTGGTCGGGTGCGGAAAGCGGAAGCGATCACCAGGTTGCATGCCGGCTTCGATTTCAGAAACAGTCATTCTTAATATCCTTTTTAATATGCATTTCAGTCAGCCGAGCCAGTATGAGCATCGGCCTCATATCAAATAGACCGCCTTCCGGGCGGAAATAGGGAATGCGGCCTCTAGAAAACCCGCTGGCGCGTTTGGGCCCTTGTCTGCTACCCCTGTAGCCGATAAGAACAAATCATGAACCAGTGAATTCTCAGAAGCCCGTGGAAGGCATTCTGAATTTCGTGGAGGGTTTGAGTATGACAGCAACGGGAATCAACTTTTTATGCGCCAAATGCGGTGGCTCTCCGGAGGCCATCGACGATGGGACCCGCTATGAATGTAAGCGGTGCGGCGTATCTCGCAGTCTCGCTGAGACTCGCGCGGACGTGAAAGCCCACCATGATTACATTGCGAAACTGGCTGTGCAGCGGAAAGCAATGGGTATCGGTGAAAAAATACCGTGGATTCACGTCACGACGCCGACAGTTGAAGCGCCCAACTTGACTTTCGTCACTGATCTGACGCCCGAGAATTATTTCGAGCGGACGGCTGAGCCCCGCTAAAGGCGCGAAAGTAACGTTACATTGGGCGCAAGCTGTAAGTTTCGCTCAGGAGAATCGACGACATCATAAAGACTTAGAAGCATAGCAATTTTTCGTTGGTTAGCTGGCAGCTAACCGTGCTCGGCACACTGAAAATATCGGAACAAAAAACTCAAGCGATTGTCACGAGTTATGCTGATAGGCTGCGGATTCTTGAAAATTACCTTGCTGAAACCGCGCTGATTGCCCCCCATACCCCTTAACGGACGCGAGATTCGCAATGGAGGAATCCGTGTCCAACAAATCTAATGAGATCTGGTTTTCATTTCTGTTCCTGCGATTAATGGCACGGGGACAAGTCGCTTTCATTCTTGCCAGTGCGGTCGCGATACTCATCATCGCCCTAGCTTCGCGCATTGTGCTATAATGCTTAGCATGGATAGCGCTGCTCCGGCACAACGACGCGATTCCAGATTTCATCAAAGCGAGCAGCCAGTGTTTCTAACAAGAGATGCCGGAACGCTTCAAATTCATCGTCTGGAATCAGGCCGGTGGATTTGGCTTCATCCATGCCTCGGCTAATGGCCGCTCTGATTTGGAAATCGGGGATGCCGGCGACACGAAATTGCAGCATCTCTTTTGCAAGCACTTCAGCAAAAATATCAGCGACGACCTCGCGCGCTGCGTTTCGCTGAAGCGTTTCGACCTTGGTCGATAATTCTGACGTCATGCTCTATACCACGGGGCATAAAATTGTTTCGTACCGACATGGACCATATCAGCTTTTGTGTCGGCGTATATCTTGCCGCCCGTTGCACGCCATCGACGGCAGAAGGCGTAGTCCTCTCCAACCAATCCGCCATCTTCATAATCGATATCAAAAAGACGATGGAAGATCCGTCCCGCCGAGCGGTAGCCATATGTTTCGGGATATTGCTCAATCATCCGCTGCAGAACACGGCGCTTGATCAGCATGCATCCTGTACCGCTGGCCTCGATCTCTATGAAACCATCTAGACCAGGTTTTGCCCCACGCAGCCGAGAAACTACGAGGCGGTTGCTGCCATCACGATATGGATAAACACCACAAACAACATCGTATGGACTCCGCAGAGCACTAAGGATGTCCGACACCTGGAATGCGACATCGGCATCAAGACACAGCATGTTCTCGAAATCGGTGGCGAGAAACTGTTGAACCAAATGATTTCTTGAGTGCGTGACAATGGCGCAGTTATCGATGGACGATACTTCGAATTTGATTTCCTCGCGGTGGCAGCGGTCCTGCAGCCGCAAAAGGCTTCGGGCGGTTCCTGATGTCCATTTGCCATCGAAAGATGGGATCGCAACAAGAATGGATGTCACACCATGCCTCGCGTCGGATCCAGCCCGTAACGCGCCTGCAAGACATTGTTGATGTGGCTGTCACCGCGTCCGATCCGGCTGGCGACTACATCCTCAATGATGGCAACGAGATCGAAGCCACCATTCGCGTTCTGACGCTTCTCCTGCCGAACCTGTGCCGACGAATTGTTCTGAACAATGAAGTTGACTTCGTTGCCGCCCATCGCACCAAGAGCATGAACGCCAAGCTTTCCGATATACGGAGTGTCATTCATTGCCGGTACAGAAAACCCTACGGGACCGCCTCTCGCGAAAGCGGGCAACATCGAATTGAAATTAAAACCAGAGTTGATTGATTCAAGTAAGGCACGATGCTTTTTCGTTGCCGCAGCATTCACAACGAACTCACCATCGCTCAATGCCGCAAGAATTGAATCCGATCGCGGACCGCCTGGACCGCTAATCGCGCCGCCCCTTGCAAACGCGGTGATGGTAGGCGCGCGCGCGATGTTGACTAGACCACCACTCTTGAACGGACTCGGAAACGCACCGCTGAAGCCGCCCGGTGTATGTAAAAAACCGGTACCGCCACCGAATGCGGACCCCAGCAGGCCGCCACCGTTGCCGATGCCTCCCATACCGACGAGACCGCCGTCAGCACCGCCACCAATGAAGGCTTTCAACATGGCGGCGAGCGCCATCTTGATCAGCAACCGTTGCAATTCTTTGAGGATAAAATCCGTCATATTTTTGAAGGCATCAGCGGCAGACTTCGAACCGCTGACAACCGCCTGCAGCTCGTCCGCCATGCGATCAAGGCCGGAAACCGCAATGCCTTCGAGATTTTTCTTCACGTCGGCGCTTTGCCGCGCCCATGCCGCCAACGGACCGTTGGCGGCTTCGATCTTTTCTTTTACGGCGCCATAAGCATCAGCTAGCTTACCAATTACTTCACGTTGCTCTGCCGTGACCTGAGTGTTTTCTAGGCCCGCCGCAGTGTTGGCTTTAACCGCGGCGTGTTCAAGTTCAGCGATAACACGCGCCTTTTCTCGCGCGCCATTTGAAAGGCCGATTGTCGCTACTTCAGCATTCAGCAGCGCAATCCGTTTCGTTACAGAATCCTCGGTGCGGGTAAACGGATCGGAATCCAACCCCTCCTTATCCTTCGACGGCAGAATCGTTTTCGGACCTGTTGGCCTGATAGTAAGCGAAAGTGCCGCCTCTTTATTCGCCGCGGCTTGAGCAGCACGAAGCCGCTCTAATTCAGCGATCCAACTGGGATCAACAGGCGACCCCCGCTTCCGTGCTAGATCAATCGCATATTCAAGTTCTCTCACGCTAAGCGCAACGCCGCGATCAAGCTTATCCGCGATGGCAGTGTCCGACAGCCACTTACCTACCGATGCCGCAATTGAAATGGCAAGATCGGCAAGTTTCACCATATCGGGAAGAAGCTCAGCAGCAGCAGCCTTTGTCGCCAACTGCCAGCGCGTCGTAGCGGCAACCCATTGTTTTTCAAATACCTCAGCGCGAGCAATGATATTTGAATCAATAACCGCTCCGGCCTCCCGCGCACCATCGGCTGTTTTTAGAAATGCGGCGCCGCCGCCTTCAAGGGCGCGGACCCATTCACGGCTAAGGCCCAACATTTCAGCAACTTGAACTTTTGCGGCCCCGCTGCCGGCGTTTTTTACGAGGTCAGCACCCTTTGCCATAACATCGTTGATATTAAGCAGTTGGCCGTGACGATCTTTCAACGAAAGATTATTAGCTTCGAACAGCTTGCCGATGGTTGTTTCCTGCCTTGCAGATTCCTCGATCAGCTTCGCCATTTTCTCCATGCCGGATGTGAATCCAGATTCAGAGACGCCGCCGCTGAGTGCGGCAAACTTGAACGCCTGAATTCGGTCAAAGGATAAGCCGACTTCGCGAGCGAGATCGGCGGTTTCGGCCAGCTTCTTGTTGATATTAATGGCTTGGGACAGGATACCAGCGGCACCGACACCGAAGAGGCCACCAGCAAGACTGAGCTTCGAAAGCGGGGTAATACCGGCAAGAGATGCATTGACGCGGCGAGAAAACAGCCCGACACGCTGCTCCGCTCTCGTAATGGACGAATGGAAATCACCTGTTTCAAAATCGTAACGTGTCGCAACTCCGCCGACGTAGTTTGCCATCAAAGCCTCATTTATCGTTTCTTGTTTAGGTGCGCTATCTGCCGCAGGATCGCTGGACCAAGCGCAGCCTTATACGTTGCGATGACCTGCTTTGCGGTGCGCTCAAATGATTGTCGCATCCAGAACCGGGGCGCGAAGCCTCCCTTTCCCGAATCGGAATTAGGCGCCCTGCCGAATTCCAGAAGAGTCGAAACCAGCGAAAGCAACTTGTGCTCGCGCTTACCGCGTCCAATGGCCCCCATAACGAAACGGACCTTCAGGCGGTTTCCGGTGCGGGCACGCACCATACCGATGCGTGATGCTAACAGACCGCTATCGCGCGGTGCTGACGCCTTTAGGTCGGCTAATGCCGGCGCCAACGCTTGCTTGGCGGCCTCCAGCAGCGGTTTATGCATGATATCTTTGAGAGTGCGTAGCGCGAGCTGCGTCTCGCGGACACCGCGGGTATAATTTTTAGCCATCGAGCTTGATCCCATACAACCGTTCAATGGCATCCAGATCGTCAAATAGCGATTTCGGCTTTGGTTCTGGTGCCGGCGAATGGAAGGCGCGACCTACGGCCTGGATCGTTGCGGTACAGCCATCGATCGAAAGCCATCGCTTTGGCTTCACGATATATTTGATATGACCCAGCCGGTTTCGATCGGCTTGAGCGTTGGCAAAACAGAATCTCAATACAGGATGTCCGAAGTGCTTCAGCTTACGCGCAACCACGGCACGTTCGGTCTCCGCAGTCGGCATCATCATGGTGGCGGAGCCCTGCCTGTGCTCCGAAACCGGCAGACCATCCTTATGCAAGTTACTGATCAGGTTCGGTGCGAGGTGAGGATCGATAGCGATATCCTGCACATTATATTCGGCACAGCACTTGCGGATCGTATCTTCAATGGCGCCGAAGTCGATCGTTAAACCACCCATCGCCCTGGTGGCCGTTATGTGTCCGGCAGCAACCCAATCTTTGTATGCGGCACCGGTTCTCTCTTGCCGCTCCTCCAAATTGGCGGATGGACAGAAGAAATATGGCTTTACGATATAATCGCTATTGGCATCCTTACCGACCAGGGAGACGCAAGACAGATCGATCGTTGAACTAAGATCAACCCCTAGGAAGACCGGGCATCCAGCCAGCGGGCTTTTGGAATCTTTGCGGAAGTCCTCGATCTTGGTTTCTGTCGTGCCGGCATCATCGTAGACGTTCATGTCAACGAATGCGCTGACCACGCTCTCAAGCCAGAAACCCAAGCAATACTGTTTCAGGTCATCAAGCTCGCCGGGCTTCTCCTTGGCTTCATTTAACGCGGTTCGTAGCCCTTCGATATCCGGCGCGTTGCATTCGTCCAGCAGCGGATTGACGTATCGCCATAGGTTCTCATCAAAGGGATCATCATGGGGAGAGTCCGGTTCCAGAATGATCGGCAAATAGGACTTGTTCTCTATTTCACCCAAGGTGACCTTTTTCGCGTAACAATATTCTTCCCATGCTGGACCGAGCTGCCCGCGTCCGGCGTTCATTACAATACAGAGGAAGGTATCCGGTCTTTTCACGAGGCCGGTCCTTAGGGCCCTAATAAGGGACCGGCTCGACTCCCCGAAATTCTGAAATTCGTCGATGAAGACGGCGGCCGGCGTACTGCCGGTCTGAAAGTCTCCAGCACTGGATACAAGCCGCATGCTCGAACCAGACTCTTTATGTTCGAGATATTCGCCGCGAACCAATATCTTTTTCTTCATTGCCGGTGTGGCGGCAACGATCGCCTTGGCTTCGTCTAACCCGAACTCGGCCTGGTCCTTCGATCCCGACGCGAGGATAACCTGACCACGCGGCACCTTCTCCCAACCGGCGGCATGTAAGAGACCCATGCCCGCAAGCGCGTTCGTCGTCTTGCGCGAGCCGCGAGGGATCATCATGAAGACTCGGTTCACGATACGGCGGCCGTCAGGATGGCGCGGCCCATATATGCGACGGATGACCCGCTGCCAGAAGCGCGGCTGCTTGCCATCGGACAATGGATGACGGAGCGCAGCGAAGTATTTCAGCGCGCGCTCACCATGCCCGAGCGGGTCCGGTATCTCGGAATCATCAAAGGCCCAAAGCGGCCGAGTCGTCTTCTGGCTCAATACTCAATCCGTATCGCGATCGTGCTGCCGGGCTCATGCCAAGCTCGCTTCCATATCTGGCGTGCAACTCAAACGCCTTGTTCAGCAATCCGGTGGCGGGACATGGACGGACGCGGCCATGGGTGTCCTTCACCAAGGGCTCTCGCTGTACTTCTTTGGCGTATGTTTTGATCTGCCATTGGCAGAATAGGTATGAGGCAACGTGTTGGATCGCGGTATCCGTCAGCAAGCGACGTTCAATAAGATCGCTGCAGACCTTCTTCCATTCTGATTTCATTGAAGGCGGCACATGCGCCGGCATCGTCGGGACTCGCGTTAATGCACCCGATGCTGGCTTGATCTTGGGTTTCGCACCCCTCGAATAACTCATTCGTCCTCCTGAATACGTGGCCAAAAAGCCGATCTTTCGCGAGGCGCTGCGCGCACCGGTACGTAAAGCCCCGCCCAGACGCGGAAACGACCCTACCCGGGGGTATCGCGGTAACGCTTCCACCAGTCCGCAGCCAGCGCGACCATGCGTTCTTCCTGCCCTCTTCGTCGCTCATCAGCCCTTATGCGGCGTTCACACTCATCAAGTGGCGTATCGAGCATGATGACATCAGCGTTGAGCTTGCGTTGCCATAGCTCTCTGTCGCCACGTCCGGGTGCCGATACAATGAACCATGCACGCTCATGCTCGGTATCAGTAGCTAGGGCACGGAGCCTGGCGTTACGTTCGTCCAAGGCCGCAGCGATGTACCCTTCATTGGGTTGGTGTATTGCTGTTCCCGCCAGCTCTGCACGAATGACATCCAGATCGATCACCACATCCTTTGGTCCGGCATGCTGCTCGACGTGCGTACTCTTACCGGCAGCAGCAGGTCCACACACCATCGTTACCGGTATCGCTGGCTTCGGTATGAACGGATACGTCCTTGCCGATGCCGCTGCGCTGAGCCTCTTCTCTTCCGCCTGGTCATACCTGTCATGACATACCTGACAACGTGGCAACCAAGGGTTCAGTGTACGATCCCAGAACAGTTTCTGATCCCCTCGATGGGGACGTGAGTGGTGGACAATAGTAGCCTCGCGCTCATTGCAGCGAGTGCATATCAGGTTATCAACTAAGAAGCTGGCTCTCGCTTTATCCCACTTGCTGTTGTAGCCGCGCTCTCTACTTGTCGGCCGACTGGCCTCAAACCTCTTCTTGTTCTCGACATACTGACGATGCTGGCAGGGGCAGTGCTTGACATCGCCGGGCATCCGATAGCCGCATGGACATATCCAAGGGATGCCGCGCATCAATCCTCTGCGATGACGACGCTTTGACGGTATCGATTATTGGTCAAGACATCCGCGACGCGGTGGCCGTCTTGGCACCGATATTCTACAACCTTTACCGGAACCCCGGTTCGGCACTGCAGAAATGAAACTGTATCCTTCAATTCACTTTCCGTGAAAGTCATCATGATCCGCTCCGAAAAGGACGGGCGTCCCGCTTTCTGAGGTCGGGAGCCCGCCAAGTTGGCACATCCCGAAGACCAAGAAGGATGCGCGCTCAGACACAAACGGCGCGGGCGATCCCAACCTACGGAAGAAAAGATCGCCCGCTCGACACGGCGCCCACGGCGAATAGGCGCGAGTCATATCCCGGTTATTGCGCAACCGCCTTGAGAACGACCATCGCCTCTTTCTGCTTCACCTTGCCGCCAACGCGGCGATGAGCACGAAACTTCACGATCCCGTTGTCGGCACCCGTGTAATCGTCGCGCTGCAGCGTGATCGCAGTCCGGTCCAAAATCTGGTAGCAAGACGCCACGTCACCAAAAGCGATCGGGAACGTCTCGATAGCGGGCGGCGATCCTTCACCGTACAGGTTTTCCATATCCGGCACGTCGTATACCGGACGGCCCATGAAGTTGGCGGGCGTACCGTTGGCGAGACCATCGGACCACAAAAGTCCTTTGGTCGCGTTGTCCGCTGCGGCACGCAGGAGCCCTTGAGTTCTGCGGTTCATGAGCCACGAACCGCGTCCGGCATAGGCACCCTCAAGATGGTAGTGAAGCGCGATACACTTGCCGACGATATCGGAACCATTCATGTTGGCTTCGACAAATCGGTAGATATCGGGATCATCCATAAATCCGGTTGGCTTGCCGTCACCGTTACCGGTTACGAAGGCGCTGGACTCGGCTTTGCCAAAGGCGGTTCCGATCTGGCTGGCCAAATACCCGGCAAGATCGACGAAATTGTCTTCGAGAAGCTGACGGCTGATGGGGACCGTAACCGCGTGCTCGAAGTTCTCTATCGGCAGTTGGTCGAAGACCGGCTGCGATTCAGGCCGCGATCCGGTTTCGGTGACCCAGCCACCGGCAAGCTTGGTCGTGACAACCGGGAAGAACACCTTCTGCGACGTGGTAGACATCACGCTTGCGAGCTGACGGATCGGCGAAAACTCCGTGATGTTCTCGATAATCGAAGTCGAATACTGCGGTGCCGTGACGTAGCCACCAGCGGCGGGCGTTCCCCAGTTCAGGGTCTTCAACTCGGCAGCATCCAGTGCCTGGACGCCGCCCATAATAAATTTGTTCAGGGCCTTGGTTTCGGCCTCGCGCTCGACGTCCTTCGTCTCGGCAACTGCACCGGGACGTTGCAATTTTGCAATCTCCTCATCAAGACGCCGGTTAAGATCAGCGATCGTCTTCTTTTCAATCTCATCGAGCCGGCCGTCATTCTTGGCCTTAAAATTTGCAAGCTCCTGAGTCAGTTCATTGACCGCCTTGGCGACTGGATCATCAAGCTCAGCCGCATCCTTGAAAACATACTCAACCTTATTCGGATCGAAATGTTGCATCCGAACGCCTCCATTTTTTGTTGTTATGCCCGCAACGCCTCGGCGGCGCGATGAAGATCCGAAACGATGCGGGCTGCTCGCTCGGCGTCTTTGTAGTTTGTAATTTTTGCACCCGGATTTGCCGGATTGGAAACGATCGACACCTCGAAAGCATCAATCAGTGTAAAGTGACGGCCAGCGCCATTGGCGTTACGTCGAAATGCCTTCGGGATGAATCCCAGGCTAAGAAATTTTGCTGCCCCGGCCTTGATCATCGCCGCGACTTCTTTAGCTCGCGCGATCTGGTCAATCATCAAGCGGCCATCGACCTCAAATCCGCTGGCCGTGACTTTCAATTGAGACCAAACACCGATCGTGTCCTTGCCCTGATGCGCGAAGAGCATAGGAAGGGATTTCCCGACGATCTCACTAAACGCCTCTGGCGCAATGGTGTCGCCGACACGATCGGCCTTGCCGTCGAAGGGCCACGCCACGCCGCTGATCTCGCCGGTATCCTTAAGCGTGAAATCAGCTTCGGTGAACTTGTACAGGGCTTCATTCATTCTCGCTGCCTCCTGCTTGCGAGAGTCCCGGTGCCTGCGCGCCAGACATGACATTCGGATTCACGAAATCATCCATGCCCTGCCCCTCCACGCGCGGACGGTTTTCAGATTCGCGAGCTTCATTCGGGGAAATCTGGCGACTCTGGATCATCAGCGCATAGGCTTGCGCCCGCTGAAGCAAATCCGCTTTCAGCAACGCATTCGTATCGGCTTCGATGTAATATCGGTCGCGGTCTGCGAATGGGATCAAGGCCTGCCGCAGCGCGGATTGCAGTTTCTCGATCCATGGTTGAAGCGTAAACTGTAGAAGCCGCTTGCTCTCGCTCTCGTAATTGCTGAATTTTGCGCCGCTAAGATCGCCGAGATAGGTTGGCGGCACATTCAGCGCGCGGGCAATCTCTCTGATCTGGGCGGCCGAAAGTTCGTGAAGCTGGGCATCCACATTGCTCATACTGAGCTTCTGGACGTCATAGGCTTCGGGCATGACGGCAGCACCGCCATAGTTCTTGATGCCTTCGACCTGTTGGCGGAATACCCTCAGCGCCAGCGCGGCTGACTGCTCGTTTGGGTGTGGCTCTTTAGGCGAGAGCAACAAGGCTGGTTGAGCACCATGGGAGAAAAGTCGTGTCTTACACTCCTCCAAAACAAGAGCCAGCGCGATAGCTTCACGGCACATCTGGATCGGTGCTACGGGCCGGACACCGTCAATGCTGGAAGCCGGAAGATAGATGACATCACGGCGATCAAGAACACGGGGACCGCCTCTCTCATTCAACGAGAATACAAGATCACCGCTCCGACCATCCTGCGTGATGGTGACTGATTCCGGTCGCAGAACGATAAGCTCATGCGGGCGACTATTGACGCGATTGACGATCGCGATACCGAAGCCCTTCAGTAGTGCATCCTGCACGAGCTGGGCACGAAAGGCCCCAGCACTCACGAACTCGGAAGCATCGGAATGAACTAGCCGGTACGCTGGATGATCGACCGCTTTGGTGCGCTCGCCGTTGGCGCCGCGCTCGTAGATATGAAACGAGAATGTAGCGATGGGATCGCGAATAATGGCGACGGCAGCAGCAACGGCCGTGCAGCCCATCGCGGTCTGTGCCGTGACGGACTTTCCGGATACCGTTCGCACGGCGCCAAGCAGCGCCAGCAATTCGTCGGAGGGATTAGATATCGAGCCTTGCGGCGGCGCTTCTTTCTTCTCGAAGAAGCTCAGTATTTTTCCTAGCAATATCGCCGTTTAAGTTTGTCGCGAGCAGCCGCGATCATCGCTCAGGCGGATGGCGGCGGCACATCATCGCAATTTTTATGATTCAAACGGGCATAGTGCGCCCCGTCTCATTTCGAGACGTTGAGAGGAATATAATCAATTTGCACTCTGTTCGCAATGTGTTCTTTTGTGCGCCGTGGGTACTGGCCTGTGGCCGGTTTTGAATTTGTAGTGGCCTAGTTCGCGTTTGGTTCTTGTTCATGCGACACGCTGCCGCTAACCATCATTTTGAACATATACGGCGCGACTGCCGCGTAGCAGATGGAATGCCTCTCAACACAGGAAGCGACTATGACCGCACTTGAATGTATCGAGACGTTCCTGACAACCCATCAAGGTCTCGGGTTTTGCGACGATTGCCTTTCACGAAGACTGAGCATCAAACCGAGACAAGCTATACAGCAGAAAACATCCCGTCTGTCGTGTAACCCGCTGTACGACCGACGAGTCGGGCTTTGTTCGAATTGCAAAGAGACCACAAAGTTGGTGACTAAAAAGAAACTTGTCGCCACCGCTTAAATTAAAGGCCGCCTCAGTTGGCGGCCTCTTATGCGCGCCAGCCCTCAAGAATTGTTTTCAATGATTCCTGTTCTGCAGCATTTACGACCTCGCAGCGTTGCCATGCAGTTGGCTCGATGAGATTTTCTATAGCTTCACTCACACATTCGCGCAGATCGTTCGGGTCCATTGCATCCAACTCCCAACATTCATTGCCGTGGTTTGCAACAAACCAATTATAACGCGGGTCTTTCGCCTTATCCTTTGCCGGAAATGATAGTAGCCCTCTGGTGTGCTCCGGCAGCAAGGCAATCCTCCGGATATCGACGTGGTCCCCTTCGTATTTTTGTAATCGTGACGGCAGATCGCGTTCGGACATGAACAATCCGGACGGATCGTAATCGCCAACATACAAGGCAATGAGCGGGCGTCCATCATCATCCCGGGAGATTTCGTAAACGGTTGTGGCGCCACTAAACCCGTGCATTACCCTGAAACCGACCCCGTAGTGATCCAGGATCGGTTGCAGAACGCCGCGCACTGTGCCCTTTTCTGACCAGACCTCGCAACGAGCCGGCTGTTGCCTCCAGAAATCGCGACGATACGAGGTGGCTACCGTTGTCGCGTACTCCTCTGGATCGTCCCATGTGGCCACGCGCTCAAGGTCGCGGGTTTCATCAACGATCCAGTCCCAAGGGATATAGCCGCGCTCCCGCGCAATTCTCAATAGGCGGTAGACCCGATTCATCTTTGCCATGGACTCGATTAGGCCAGACGAGAACAACTTGTAACCAACACCGCGTCCCGTAATCGGCTGCGCTTTCTCCGCCGCCTCGCGCATGGCGGCTATCAGACCAAGCGAGTCCCGCGACATGCCACGACCTTTTTTTTGAACTCGTTTCAATTTGCTCAAGACCCATCAATCCTCAGTGCTCTAAACACCCGATCTGCGCTGGGGCATGCGCATCCCGCCACAAAGGCGGTATCCCGAGTAGCGGCTAGGCCGCGAAGCTGCATGTAGTGGTAAACCTAGATATGCCCCCAAAAGAGGGGACAGCAGCTATCGCCAATATGTCCCCACTTCGCGGGACACATCAGGCAGCGAGCGTCCCCTGTTTCGAGGACGATGGCGCCCCTCGTTTGCGGGACACTGTGTCCCCACTTTGTAGGACGGGTTTCTGTTTCTTACGACGCGCACTGTATTTAAATTTTGTGCCATCCCAATTCAGAAAATCGCGTGTTGGCATTTCTTTCATGTAGCCCAGCTCAGTAAGGCGCCAGTGTGGAGATTTGCCCCTACCCTCAATCCCAAGAGCGCCAGGCGTGGTTTGGCGAATAAAGCCATAGAATTCGAGTTCGTGATACCAGCGCGCGACACGGTCTTTGTTTGAACCAAGCTCCTTCGCCGCTTCGCGAGTGCTGAGATACAGAAACCCATTATTATGACTGCTGATGCGGTATCGCTTTTTCAGGTGGACATAGAGTGATCTGGCGCCATGCGACAACGCCCGCCACGCCGGCGTCTTGATGGTGTCCACCAAAAGCGGAACGAACGGCGGCAGGCGACCTTTATCCTTGTATTGCTTGCTCATGCCGCGTCACCGCCACCGATCTTGGCGAAGGTGACTCCAGCGTAGCCGTACAGACTGCTGCGGAGTACCGCGACATCGCGGCTCGCTACTTCTGAATCAACACCACACCGCGCGAGTTTCTGGACATGCCGATCAATGAGTTGTTCTAGATACTTTTGCGGGTTCTTGTAGCTTGCGGCCAGCTCGCCGTTCTTGCGCAAATATCCGACCCGGCGAGATGCCGGGAATGGTAGCACTTCACACACGTGTAACTCCGTCAATCTTGAGATTTAGTCTTTGGTTCGGATCGTTCCGCCCGCGCCGGATCGCGAGCCCATCGCACTGAATGAAATGCGCGCGCATCCGCGAATTCGCGATCACGGATCCTGTTCGCAAATACAGCGATATCGGCCGATACCTTGCGGCGGCGCGCCCTTCGATTTCGTTTGATTTTCAATGAAGCGCAGGCACCTAAGCCCGCGTAGCTCCGTCTATCTTGGGGAGTCGCTTGCCGCAAAAATACGCGGCGAGTGCAAATGATTAGCTGGAAAATCGTTGTTTAACTTCTCGCACGTTACGTCGAAAAAGTCAAGAACGAATAGTGAATCTCAGACAGTCGCTGAAGCACGGATCGTCATTCCCTTGATTCATCTGGCCCGCTGGACACGATTGCGAGCACTCAAAAAATATTCGGGTACCCACTAGATGTGGGGCCGGAATCCGTCACTTCCGCTTGACTGGTTTCCGGGCCGGTATAGGTGCGGATTGCACCCGATTGCCCCACTAGAGTCTTGAGCCGTGATTGAAGCCAGTAGCACAATTGGTGCGGATCGAGCCTCGCGGATTGTCCCGCGTCCAGGCCGCCGCCTACGTCGGAATCTCCCCCTCTTTGTTTGATGAATTGGTTGTGGACGGCCGCATGCTCTCGCCAAAAGCCGTGAATTCCCGGCGGATTTGGGATCGGTTGGCGCTTGACGCGGCCTTTTCGTCCTTGCCCAATACCGGGTTGGATATGGGCGAGCACAACCCGTGGGATGATGCCGCCTAATGGTGGGCGTCATGAACATCGAACTGAAGTATCTGATTCAGGACCGGGATAGGCACGGCAACTTGCGCCGCTATGTACGGGTACCGGGCCGAAAGAAGGTGCGGCTTCGTGGTGTCCCCGGCAGTGACGGATTTTTAGCCGAATATGCCGCCGCTGTTGCGGGCGCTCAGGATGCCGGTACGGCTGCAAGAGGTAGCTTCCGCGCACTCTGCATTCTATTCAAGGGTAGCCATAAGTTTCGCAGTCTTGATGGCAGCACTCAGGCTTGGATCAAACGGTCACTGGATTTAATTGCACGGAAGCACGGCACCAAGCCGGTGCGGCTGATGGCGTCGAGACATGTCCGAAAAATCAGGGATGACGATGAGGTGGCAGGTAAACCGGCAGCCGCCAATCTCCGACTGAAAGCTCTGAAGGCAATGTTTGCTTGGGCGGTTGAGGAAGAGGAAGCGCCGCACGACCCTACAATCGGCGTCAAAAAGGTAAGCTATGCCGAACGTGGCCACCATACCGCGACCGCCGACGAGATCGAACAGTATAAGCAACGTCACCCGGTCGGTACGAAGGCTAGACTTGCTTTCGATCTACTTCGCTTCACCACGGGCCGCCGCGAAGATATCCCGTTGCTTGGTCCCGGCCACGTCAAGAACGGGCGCATCAAATTCACACAACAGAAGAACAAAGATCGGAAGCCCATCGAAGTAGATCTTCCGGTGCATCCCGAATTAGCGACTTCAATCGCCGCAACAGCATCGGGCCACATGACGTTTCTCGTCACTGAATACGGCAAGCCTTACACCGCGTCTGGTTTCGGCAACGCGATGCGGGACTGGTTCAACCAAGCTAACTTGCCGCACTGCTCATCGCACAGCATGCGTAAGGCGACACCAACTCAGATGGCAGAGAACGGTGCCACACCGCATGAATTGATGGCGGTGACCGGACACACAACGCTTGAGCAAGTCGAGACCTACACCCGCGCCGCAGAGAAGAGGAAACTTGCCGACTCCGCGATGGCAAAAATCAAATAGCGAACAAATCGAGTCCCACCGCCGTCCCACCGGACCAAATCTATTTGAAATTATTGGCGTTTTTGGAGACTTGGCGCTCCCTAGGGGAATCGAACCCCTGTTTCAGCCTTGAGAGGAGCTTGGAACTTTTTTTCAGCCTTGAGAGCTTGGAATTTTTTCCGAACGGTTCGCATTCGTTCGCAAAAATTCAATGTTATCAATGCTTACGTGGACATCATTCGTCGCTGTTCGTCCTTGCACGCTGACGCTTATTCGACGGATATTCGACGACTCTGGCCAAACCGGCGCGCAGCGCGAGCAGACGATCGATGGTGCGATCCTTGACCGCGTGTCTTTCCAAAATCGCATACCGGAATACTGAACCATGGTCGCCTCCCCCTCGTCCAAGCGCGAAGATCGATCGCACGCCCCAACTGTTGTTCTTGCTTGGTCGCAACATTACTACGCGTCTTACCAAACGATCCAAAGGAACGGATCACGAGGATGTCGCAAGCACTCTCTTTGATCCGGCGACAGGTCTGGTGGAGTAACCGATCAAAGGCTAGTCGATTCGGAAGCCAGCGCGCATCAGGCGTGACGGACGGATCGCCGGATTTCATGAGAAGACGGACACGGTCCCGTCGGCGCTTCCATTTCCCTGTCATATCCTGTTGCTCGACCAGCGCATCGTGGCCTGACAATTTGAGCGCATAAAGGACAAATCCAATGGTGGCGAAATCGATCGACCTTGGTCCCGGCCTCAAATTTTCGAGCATTAAGGATGGGAAGGCTCACTTCAAACCGATCCTGGACGCCACCCCCATCGGGCAACACGTTACGCCGCAGGAGTTCGTGCAACTGAAAGTTCTCTATGAGACCTACTGCGCGAACACCAACTGGCCGCTGCTTTCACCGCCTGTAGCCTTCGGAACGATGTTGGAACAGTTCGAGACGAAGTGCTTCAGCGTCGAATTTGCGGATGGCAGGACGGATCGTTTCTCGCTGGATAAAGCCCTCAGCAAGGTCGCCAAGTAGTCCCGCGGCCGGGAGTCAAACCTGTTCGCCCGCCGTGATCGTTTCTGCTGTTGTGATACGGGAAATCCCGACGCAGCCGAAGAAGGCCACGGCGACCATCTGATTGCGACCAAGGCTTCAACATACCCGTGTCATAAACTGTCGAACTTTAACTGTCGATCTTTGGCGAGCGGGATAAATTGGAATGACCAAGTCAGTGCATGGCGATCCTCCGATAATCATGCTTGCATCGAGGGAACAAGACTACTCAGACCCATATTTCAAGACGGTTTTCCCGAAGGTAGTCCGCCTAATGCGTGAGACTGCAATGTTAGTAATCGTAGGCTACAGCCTTCCACCGGACGATGCACTTATCAGGTTCTTTATTCGACAATTCGCCGAAGAGCAGGAAGACGGCCACGGCAAGGTCGTGTTCTATAAGCGCGATTATCACGCGGATGTCTGGACCGCCGCCGAAGGACAGCTTGAGCGCTTTTACACACCCGATCCCGACGCTGGCGGCTTTGGAGTCTACGCCGTGTTCTGGTTTGGCGATAAGCGACCCTCCAAGATCTCTGCACCACCGGGCGGCAAAGCCAAGCCCCGGTCAGCGGCGGAAATGGAACAGATGCTTATCGACCTGGTGCCACCTGAGCGCCGGGCACGGATCGCGGTGCGAGTGATCGACGTCTCGGGCTTGGTGCCTCCCACTGTGAAACTAAAGCGCTCGCCAGCAAAGCGTAACCCGAAGGCAAAACGAAAGCCGAAAAAGGCAAGCAAAGGACGTAAGCGCCGGCCAGCCGCGAACAAGTCTCCCAAAAAGATCGCTTCCAAAACGAAGAAACGGCCGCCGTCAAAAGCCGTCAAAAAGAAGAAAGGGGCGAAGAAGAAGCCAGCACCTAAGCCGCGCGGGCGCAACCGATGA